TACTATATAGGGCAAGTAGGTATAAGGCCTAACGACTTTTGGGCTAGCACTTGGTCAGAAAACCAGCTACTTGGCGAAAGCCACACTATAAATAACTACCTAGATTGGGAACGTACGCGGTATTTAGCCGCTATGGTTTTCAATGTTAACTGTACAAAGCGTAGCCAAATGATTACGCCTGATAAACTTTTTCCTTTACCCCAGGACGTATACCTAGACAAAGGCAAACCCAAGAGTACAAAAGAAGACTACGAAGCCTTTTTGGAAAAAATAAGCAAAGGGAAAAAAGTTACTAAAAACGTCGAAGGGTTTGGCCAAAAGTAAGCGCTAAAAATTTCGTAATTTTACAGCTATAATTTATACCTATGCCGGAAAACAAACTACGGGTAATTCTACAAGCCGATACTAGCAAATTTACCAACAGCTTAAACAAGGCTAATAAGCAAATGGTAAACTTTGGTAAGTCTATGACCAAGGTAGGTAAAAGCCTTAGTATAGGTTTATCTATACCCTTAGCCGCGGCTGGCGTTAAAGCGCTTAGTAGCGCCGCTAAGTTTGAAAAACTACAAACCCAGTTAAATGTACTTACTGGTTCAGCTGACAAAGGCGCTGAAAGTTTTAAAAAGCTTGTGGAATTTTCAGCTGGTACGCCGTTTCAATTAGACCAGTTAGTAGAAGCAAATAATACTTTAATGGGTTTTGGTGTAAGCGCAGAAGACGCGTTTAAACACTTACAAAGTATAGGCGATATAGCGGCTGTTAGTGGTGGCGATCTAAAGAATATATCTGTAGCGTTTGGGCAAGTTGCCGCAAGTGGCCGATTAATGGGCCAGGACTTATTACAGCTTATTAATAACGGGGTACCTATTATAGATATGCTTAGCGCTAGTATGGGAGTAGCTAAGTCTGAAATAAAAGAAATGGTAAGCCAGGGCGCCGTAACTTTCCCTGTACTTGTTAAAGCTTTTGAAGACAGTACTAGACAAGGCGGTAAATTTGCTGGTGGTATGCAGCAACTAAGCGGCACGCTAGGTGGTGTATTTAGCACTTTAAAGGATAATGTAAATATAGCGTTTGCTGAAATAGGTAAAAGTATAGTCGAAAGCACCGACCTTGTAGAAGTATCTAAAAAGCTTATAGCTAGAATACAAGAACTTACTGAAAAATTTAAAGCACTTAACCCAGCAACAAAAAAGACTTTAGCTATTTTAGCCGGTATAGCGGCAGCTATAGGTCCAGTACTTATTTTAATTGGTAAGTTGTCTATTGGTTTTAGCGCTGTTGCTAAAGTCTTACCTATTGCAGCCGCTGGTTTCAGGTTATTAACTGCCGCTATGGTAGCTAACCCTATACTAGCTGTGGCAACTGCTATTGCAGCTGTTACTACCGCTATAATAGCATACAGAAAAAGCCAAAAAGAAGCCAACGCTGAAGCGTTAAAGCAAATGAATGTAGCGCAGCTTACAGATCATATAACAGGGTTAGAAGAAAAGCGCGCAAAACAGCTAGAAAAATATCACGGCAGACGAAATAGTTACGTAAAAGCAACAGAAAAAGAAATAGACCTAGCTAAAGAACAGTTAAAACTTTTACAGCAAGCTAAAGAAGAACAACCAACAGCACCAGCTATACCCACTACGGCTGCTGTACCAGCTATGGGTGTTAGCGAAACACGTAAACCTATTACGGCTTTAGGCGGTATAACTACCGCGGGTGTAGAAGCCACTAGCGACCCAGTAGGCCAACTAGCCCAAAGCGTAGCTGGTTCTAACGAGTTGCTAAAAGAACGCCTAAGCCAAACCGAAGCTGTACTTAATGAAAGCCAGTTGAGAATGATAGGGCTAGCCCAACAATTTAACGAACAAGTAGCACCTATAATTGAAGGCGGCCTAGAACAAATGGCTACTGGAATAGGCGAAGCTTTAGGGCAAGCTATGGCGTCTGGCGGAAACGCCGTACAAGGGCTAGCGCAAGTATTATTAAGTGGTATAGGTAATATGGCTACACAACTAGGACAGCTAGCTATAGGTACCGGTATAGCTATTGAAGGTATTAAAAAGGCTTTACAAAGTTTAAACCCTGTAGTAGCTGTTGCGGCTGGTATTGCGCTTGTAGCTTTAGGTTCACTTGTCAAAGCAAAAGCCGCTGCAATAGGTAAAGGTGGTAAAGGCGGCGGGGGCGATGTACCCGCGTTTGCTAATGGTGGTATAGTTTCAGGGCCAACGCTTGGGCTTATGGGCGAATATACAGGCGCAAAAAGCAACCCCGAAGTAATAGCGCCGCTAAATAAACTTCAAAACATAATAGGCGATCGCCAACCGCAACAAGTAAATGTAGGTGGCGAATTTTCACTACGTGGCCAAGACTTAATTGTAGCCTTACAGCGCGCTGAAAAATTTAGGGGACGTATAAAATAATAATATGGCATACGGGGTAAAATTTAGGTTAGACTTTGCCGATGTAAAAGGCACAGCTAAACGAGTTGAAATACTACAAGACAGTTACACCGGTAGTGTTAAAGAACTAGTAGGTACAGGCGAACCGGTAGTAATAAAATGGGAAGGCGACGACGATTTTTACCAACCTATTATTGGTTCGACTTGTACTTTAAACCTATTTCAAACCGACACTACAGACTACGACGACTTTTTTAATGCGCCGGAAAAAGAATATAAGGTAGTAATATCTACAGAACAAACAATTTTTGACACCTATAAGGAACGCGTACAACAAGACGGCGGTTTTGTAGAAGCTAAAAGCTGTATAGAAAATGTTTTAACAAATTACTACTACACCGATACCGCGTATAGAAAACGTGTTTTTGACGACGGCGGCGTAGTAGAAGCCCTAGACTGTATAGGTAATATACTTACAATAGAAAAAGAAAAAGTCTATACTACTTACTGGGCTGGCTGGCTTATTACAGACCAATATAGCGAAGTTATGGCGCCAAACCCACAAAGGCTTACACTTAAAGCTATAGACGGCCTAGGAACTTTAGATAATTATTTGCCAAATGTAGACACCAACGCTACAACTATTATAGAACGTTTAGCTGAAGCTGTAAACAATATAGGCTTGGAATTAGATGTATATATAAATAACGATATAAAACAAATATTTGCAAGCTATTTAGTTACTGATCTATACTATCCTATTGAGCAATACGAAAACTTTAACGCTACTGGTTTTTATGCGCCTAGAGAAGGTATGAAATACGAAATTTTTGACGGTAATTATAACCTTTACGATTTTAAAGAATTTACAGAAATTATTTTGTCTAACATAAACGGCCGTATATTTCAGTCAAATGGCAAGTGGTGTATAGTAAACAACAGCACCTATAGCGAACAGCGCGTAATGGACGACGTACAGCAAATATTACAAGACACGTCTACACTACCTACAGACGTAGAACAAAGGCGCTTAAACTATCTTAAAACCGGTACAGAGTTTACTAACTTTAGAAAATATTTAGATACAGACCAAAGTAGCGTAGCTAGTGAATATAACTACCAGGCTTTATCTAAAATTAAAACAGATGTAACACCACTAGACCAAAGCCTTGTAAGGGAAAAACAAAGACCATACAAAAAAATTACTTTAAACGTTGAAGAAAAAAGACGTTTATCTAGGTTTAACCATAGTTTTGAATTTGGTTCTGAATACTTTAACGTTACTTCAGGCGATATTGACGTACACGATATTGCAAAAAAAGGTGTAAGAAGTTACAAACTTACAACCAGCTCAACTTCAGCAAGTACACCTTCTACTGTACAAATGCGAACCGATAAACAAAATTGGTATTACCTATACAACAAAGACCTTGGAACGGCTTATGAATGGCCTACAGCTGGTGTAAAGGTTCAATTTAGCCATTATATTGACACACAAAATACAGCGCAAACTAGCACTACAGACGCGTTTGTATGGTTTAGAATAAGAATGTATAGGGGCGCCACTACTAAATACTACAATGTAACAGATAAAACTTGGTCGACTTCTAGCTATATAAATAAAATAGAAGTAGCCCCGTCAATGACTGATAAATGGATAGATCAAAATATAGAAGTTGAAAGCGACGACCCAAGCTTTTATTTTGTTGGAATTTATGTAGAATTTTATACCCCTTATAGGGGCGGTGTTACTAATTGGCAAGCGCTATATATTGACAATGTAAGTATTTATAAAGAACGTAAATTTTATTTGGACGAATACGACAACGATCCTGACACCCAAGCTACAGACGACGTTTTTTGTATATCTGAAGTAAGTATAGAACTTAATAGTACAGACAATGTACTAGAGGTAAAGAATGATTTACCTTTAATGCTTAAAAATTATTCGCATAATTTAGATAGTACAGAAACCATAATGTTAAACGGCATAGCCGCGCAACCTTATTTTGTTGAAGAAAAAGAATATAATACCTATTATTCTACGCCAAGACTTTACGAAGCTGTTTTAAAGCAACGTATTAATGATTTCAAAACACCAATGACTAGATACGAAGGTACTTTTTATAACAACAATACAGAACCTTTAAGTTTAATGTCAAAAATTTGGATAGATTACGGCGAAAATATACTACGCGAAAACAACAGCGGTATAATTGACGGCCTAGAATATAACGTAAAAAGCAACGAATATAACGTAATAATGCACCTACCAAATCAAGACAACCAGCTTGATGTTACAATAAAAAAGCAAACTGAAATAGTTAAAAAGACTTAACAAACACCCTTGTTTGCTGCGAGCCACCAATACAACCGCTTGGTTTGAGGTGGCTTTTTTTGTGAAAAAAAATTTGTAATTACAAAAATATTTTTAATATTTGTACAAAATAAAACTATGGACAGTATCACTTTCCAAGCCGAATTAAAGCGGCTACAACTTACACGCAACGACGTTTGTAACTTGTTGGGTTGTACATACCCAACACTTCAAAGTAGAATTAAAAAACCCGATAGTTTCACTTTGCAAGAATTAAAAACGTTACAAGGCGCGGGTTTTGATATTTATAAATTTATTGAAATTACCTAAATGAAAACAGTAAACATTAAAGGAAAAGAATATGTAACCGTAAACGAACGGCTACTATACTTTAGAAACGCCGACGCCTATAAAGGTTGGCGTATTGTAGAAGACCTTATAGCTATTGACGAAAAAGAAGGGGTCTTTAAAGTAACTATTTTAGATGTAGAAGGCAACGAAATTTGTAGCGCACACGCCCAGGAATACCGCGACAGTAGCTACATTAACAAAACTTCTTTTTTAGAAAATGGTTTTACAAGCGCGCTTGGCCGCGCCTTGGGTTACCTTGGTATTGGTATTGACACCGCTATAGCTAGCGCTAACGAAGTTGGCAACGCTGTAGCTAACCAAGAAAAAGACAACAAGGC